TTTTTATGATTTGATGCAAAATCAATAATAATAGCTTCAGGCTTACCATTTTTGATAGAATCTTCTACATCTTTCCCAACGCACCTAAGAACTCTTCCAACTTGCTGATATGTAGTCACTGGAGAAGAACTGGACCCTGCAAGTATTAAACAAGCAATTCTAGGAGCATCAACACCTACGTTTGCCCATTGTGTAGCAATCAATACTATCTCGTTGTTTTCAACAGCATTTAGCATTCTTCTTCGGTAATTCTTTTCCTCATCAGAAGGATCTGTTTCTCCTTTATCACCACCAGGAACAAATACAGAATCCTCTATCATTCCTTCAAGAATATCACCGTGCTCTTTTCGCTCTACAAGTATCAAAGTAGGAATACCTTTTGCTTTCATGCCTTCAGCAAATTGCTTTATTCTGAAATTTCTTTCCCAGCAATTGATAATATTAAGATTGTAAACTTCGTGATATGTTTGCGCTGGCTCAACACTATCAATGTGAACTACAAATATCTTAGGTGGAACTAAATATCCACGCTCAACAAGATCACTAGCACTAACTTCACATATTTTTCCACCAAGCGTACCTTCTATTCTAATCTCTTGATTATCAGTACGGAATGGAGTAGCAGACAATCCCAATCGATAATATGCTTGTTTTGCTTGATTGCCAATTTCTTCTGTAATGACTGCTGCTAAATGCGCTTCGTCAATTATCAAAGCATTGCAGGATTGAATTACTTGTCTTACTTGTGATTTTTGTAATAAAGTATTTTGTCTTACATCCCAAGCTGATTGGGCTTTTTTGTATTCATTGGTTTCTGTTTTGCAAAAAGCTAAAAGTTCACGTTCATATTTAGTTCTAAGTTGCTTTGCATTTTTTGCTGATTTTTCTTCTGCAATTTCAAGTTCGTAATACAAGTCTGACAATTTTCCAGAAGCTAAGTGCCTTGCTTTTTTGTAGGTTGACAGTGCAACTTCTAGTTCTTTTTGTAGTAATGCTGTTGATTTGCTTTTTTCGCAGCTATCCTCGATTATCTTGTTATTAGTTTCAACATATTTCTTATCAAAAGCATTCAAAGCAGTTTGATAAGTTATGACATTTATGCCTTCAAGATTTATGTCGCACAAACCACCACCAGCAATACCAACTTTAACAGGCTTTCCATCAAACCTGAGATATTTTTCAAATTCTTTTTGAGTTTGTTTTAAAAGCTCAATAGCTGGAACAATAAATACAACTGGTTTTACTTTCAATTTATGAAAGATATAACAGGAAGTCATAGTTTTTCCCGCTCCAGTTGCAAGAGCTAACATCCCTCGTTGATTCTTCAAGGAAAGATCTCCAGAATACACCTGATAATCTCTTAGCTCTTTTCCCATAAAATCACAATTCAAATTGTAATCTCTTACTGGTTTTTCACGTTTGTCAATAAACTTGTATTTAACGTTTAATTCATCAAATAATTTAGCAACTCTTACAGTCAAACCAGTTGGAAAACTTTGATTTCGTTTTACATATAAAGAGATTTTTCCATCCCATAAGCCAGTCTTAAACTTGGCTGACCACTCAGAATCAGGCACTTTGTAAGACAACTCATTACGTAAAGCTTCTTGGATAGGATAAGACAATTTGCCCATAGCGTCATCATTATTTATGAGAACACTTCGCTCATTGTAAACTTCTATTTCCACCATAATTTAAAGTATACCATTAATGAAACAACCATTTTGTTGGCATCAACAAAATGGTTGTTCAGCAATTTCTAGTCAATCTATCTATGATTCATTGCGTTGAATTTATTTACTGCAATATTAATCTGTTTTGGTTTTTTAGAATTAAATTTTTCCAAAGTAGTTAGCACTAAAAGTTCAATCTTATCTGTGTCTTGTTCAGATAACTCAACGCCTTTTTGTGCTGCGCCTAGCTTGATAAATCTTACAAATTGGTCTACTGCATCTTCGCTTGAAAATTCGCCATCTTCAATTTTACGCAAACCTTCAATCCAAATATCAAGAATCGCTTCACCTTTTTTACCTAAAGCATTTGAAAGAAAGACTTTCACTAACTCCAGGGATGTAATTGTTTCTGATACTGGAGTGTTAGCTCTTGCGACGAAAAATAAAATAGCACTACCGAAAATAAAACAAATAATCAGTAAAATGAAATCATTTTGAACAGTAGTTAATAACTTATCCATATCAGCAATCCTTAGCTATTACACTATCGTCCTCATCCGAAGCATTAACATCTAAATCCATATCAGTTGTTAATGGGATAGGCAACTCATCTTTAATTGCAACTACTTCTTCTGTGCTACTCTTTTCATCAGCCCACATTACAGAATTGTCTACATCTACTTCTTCACCCTCAGCATTTGTAAACTTTTCAATCTTTCCTGTGGCTCTCTTAATCATACTCATAATAATTGTCTTCCTTTCCTAGATTCAATATAAGACTTCAAAGCATCAGTCTCGACTTCATTCAAGTCACTAGGAATATTATACTTGAATTTTATATGCAAATCTGAATAATTATTTTCATCAACAGGTATGCCTTTACTCTTGACTATATGAACATAGTCGTTCTTAATGCTTTTTGAAAACTTAAAATTAAGTTTATTACCATTTATGTGTTGATATTTAAAATTAGGATCCATTATGCATAAAATTGGATCTATTTCATATTCGTGAATTAGATTTAAGTTTCCATCAACGTAATAGTTTTGCTCTGGTTTACCCATTATCTCAACTATTAATGGCCCTGGTGGTTGATGTTTATCTCCAAAATTCCCAAGATTTTGAAGCAAAATAGTTTTGAAACATTGCCCTTTCTTAATGTTCAAATCAAACATTTCTTTTGATGTTACAAAGCCTTTACCTGAACATTTGTTGCAAACTTTTTCAGGTCTTTCACCTCTTCCTTGACATTTTTGACAGGGGCCAGCAAAATTTCTAATGTGAAAAAAACCAACATTTTGAACTATGTAATGTTCACCGCTTCCATCACAATCTGAGCAAAAGTTTATTTTCCCTGTACCGCCATCACCATTACAATCAGTACAAGGAACCATTCGTTCATAAAAAATTGATTTATTCACACCAGTAAAGCATTCTTTTAAAGAAATTTCTATTCTTAAAGTGATTGGAATATTTAAATTTCTTCTAAATGCATTAAGATGTGTTTTTCTGAATGGGTTTTCTGGAAAAGGAATATGCTGTTGTGGCTTTGGATTTAAAACATCCTCATAAGCTTGAGAAATTTCTTTAAATTTTTCTTCAGCTTCAGGGCTTTTGTTTACATCCGGATGAAATTCTTTAGCTAACTTTCTATAAGCTTTCTTAGCATCATCAACGCTTGAATTTTCTGGTATTCCTAAAACTTGAAAAGGAGAGGGCATAAACTCATTATACTAATTTAGAAAGCATATTTTGAATTTTGTTTGATGGGCAGACAGAACTTTCTCCAACACCAATATCAGCGTGTTGTCCAGTTACCCCCATTACAGTGCCATAAACAAGATTATCAACACCAATGACCATTCCACCAGATGAGCCTTCTAAGATATCTGCATCGATGAAAATGATATCATTCCAAGCAGGCATATTTGGGTCAGCAATACTTTGGTGAATATTAGATATTCTTCCGACAGTCGCAGTGTCATGGAAGCCCTCTGGAGCACTTATTACTGCAACAATATCTCCAACTTCTACTTCATCGCTGTTTCCAAGTCTTAGTGGCGGAATGTCTGTAGGAGAATATTCTAATCTAATAACTCCAGAATCAATCGTAGGGTCTGAATTTAAAAATGTGGCAGCAATGAATTTATTGCCATCAAAGGTACACATAATTTCAGTAAGATTTTGGTCATTTGGAACAACGTGTCCAGCAGTAACTACTAAGTTGTTACCAATATAAAAACCACTACCTGACCAGTTCTTTTTTCCAGATCTGACGTAAATAGTGCAAGAAGAGCTGAGACCTGTTTGTATTGTTTTTTTGACAGGATCTTCAGCTAAGTCTCTTGTTTGAGAAGTCTTTACTAAAGACTCCAATAGGTTATAGTCTATCTTAAAATTCATTTCACAACTTTGTAGATAATATCTTCTTCTGAAATAGGACCAAATCTTCTACTGTCGTCAGAGTTAAATGTATTATCTCCAACTACGAAATAAGATTTTTTTCCCAACTTATATTCTACTACAGCATGACCATATTTCGATTTTGCTTCTAATATGTTTCTAAATGAATTGTCAGATAAAAATATCATTTCAAATCTATCAGAATCAATAATGTAATAGTAATAATCTCCTGGTCTGAAAATAATTCTTTTAACAATTATATTACTTTCAGAATCCCTAATTACTACAATGTCTCCTCTATTATATTTGCTTTCTCTTTTTGCTAGAACAACTTGTCCGTTACGTAAAGTAGGCATCATTGATTCGCCTATGATTACAACTAACTTATAAGGTTGTAAATAAAAAGATAGACATACTAATAAACTAATTAAGCAAGAAATCATAAATTTCTTATTCATACTCCACCTCACTTGGTCGTTATGAGTGAGAGTCATTTTTTGTTTTTTGCTTGCTCTTTTAGAATTACTTTTTGACTAAAATTGTTTTCCAGTCAACATTAGCCAACTTAGGAACGCCAGGACCCCAATTTTTTTCTTCTCCTGGTTCTATGACAGTATTTTGCAATGAACAGACATTATGCAAAGCTACCATCATATCTGCTTGACAAAACTGATTTCCATACTCTTGCATTAGATTTAAGTTTTTCAAGGCAGATTTTATAAGGGCGCAAATACCAGCGACAAATGGAGACGCTTGACTTGTGCCAGACATTTTGCAATATTCATTTCTCAAAAAAGTAGAATAGATGTCTACTCCTGGAGCAACAATATCAACAGTTTCATCTTTGGAAGTAAATGTAGCAAGTTTTCCACTTGCATCTAAAGCTGCAACAGCTATAACTTCATCATATCTTGCTGGATAGTTTACACTTTGTGCATCATTTCCAGCAGCTGCAATAACAACTATGCCCTTAGACACAGCTTCAAGAATTAAATCGTGAATAAATTTAGGCGGTTCACTAGATGCTCCTAAAGACATATTGATAATGTCCACATTTAAATCTATTGCTTTTCTAAGACCTGCTGCAATAGTTTCGAAACTTCCAGAGCCATCATCATTTAATACTTTTATTGGGATAACTTTACATTTTGGTGCTACGCCTACAACTCCAAAATCATTATCACTTCCGGCAATAATTCCAGCTACGTGAGTGCCGTGTCCAGATAATTTGTCTTCCCAGGAATCACTGTCAGAGCAATTGTAAACAGAGTCTTTTGCCCAGCATTCAGATAAATCAACGTGTTCAGCAATTCCAGTGTCTAAAACAGCAACTGTGACACCCTCGCCTTTTGCTATTTGCCATACATCTTGAATCGCAGCTAATCCCATTCCCCAGTTCTGAGTTTGCGACAAAGCACTAAAAGGAACTGGAGTTACTTTGAGATCTTCTTCAGGAATGAATTGAATATTTTCGGACATTTTTTATTACCTCAAATATAATATTATGTTTATATTTTCCTGATTTCCTCTTTAAATTATATGCACAATTTGGCTATCTTGTTTCACTCCATAAAACTGTCCATCAAATGGTGTGACACTGAATGATATTGCTTTATTCTTTAAAACTAAAGATGAATTAAGTGACGGCCCTTCTGCTATTTTAAAACTTACACCATTAGTCCACTCAAACCATTCTATATGTGAAATGTCAGAAGATCCGCCAAAAGTATAAAATGCAGAAAGTTCTGTATTTGAGTCAACTTTATTATTAGTTATTCCTAATCCAGCCTTAATTTTTACATCATATACATAAGGAGCATTTTGATTCTTAAGTATTATAGGCTCTGAGGTGTAAGGTATTCCATAATCAATACTGTCAAATGGTTCAACAATGGCGTATATTTGATCATCTTCAATAAAATAATTATTCGATAAGTTGACATCCGATTTGTTTTGCAATGTTTTGTTTCTATAGTTAGGAGTTGAATCTAATTCTGAAACAGTTGTGCCTCCACCAGAAGTCCTTACTCTGTACCACTTTGTTCTGGGTCTGTATTCTTCACTGTCAGAAATATAATCATAATCAATGAAAAGTCTTTCACTAGTAGATACTTCATTTGTCGAGCCTACAGAAACTTTGTAGGCTCTTGAATCTATTTTCAAAGTATTTGAACCTAGTGCTGGTATATTTGTATTCAGATATCTTGAATAAACATCTTTGTTAGGCACAGTATTGTTTGTAAATTCAAAGTTATAAGATTCACTGGCAGAAGAATTGTATTTTTCTACTTTCAGCCCTATTCTGTAAGAAGTATTTCCAGCTATGAATAAGGTGACAATATCAGTGTTCACCCTTCTAACATTAAAGATTATTCTTCCATTTATTCTGTCAAGTTTGAATCCACCCCTGACAATATTGTCATTCACAAGAACTACAACTTTGCTATCTTGTGGCCATCTTCCATTGACTGCATAATAACTCGTATAGTCTGTAGTTATTGTGCCTTCTCCTAACGCTTCATATCTTTCATTTCCAGTAACAATATTTGCTCTTACATTATTTACATCAACAATATCTGTAGTGAATGTTATAGTGCCATTAATATTATTAGTTACGTAAAGAGAACTATCAACTAAAGTGTCATTTATAAAAACTGTAACAACGTCTGCTAATTTCCAGGTGTACTTTGTGCTATTTTCATAGACAAAAAATGTTCGACTATTGTTTGGAGATTTCAGACATATCAAACTATTTTTATTAATAGTTTGTGTAAACTTATAAGATTTTTGTCTTGAAGCAAATACACCATTTTTGCCTGATAAAATTTCTTCAAAATCGTCCCAATTAGTGCTATCGCCTTTACACAATCCCCAAGTTAATTTTGAAACAGAATTGTCAGTATAGTTTGTTGATAAAATATATTCAGAAATATCATCTATTGTTGACAATACATCACTAAACAAATAATCAACACTTGGAGTTACTTCTGTGTAGTAAAGAGTTTGGACATAAGGTGTAACTTTTGTATTTGTTGCATTGTTCCAACCCTCAGTCATAGATATTCTCAAGTCTATATTTGTAAGCTCTTTGTTTATTGCAGTAGTTGAAGCAAAAGCAGCCCAAGAACTATAAGTTTTTCTATCTTTGGAATATCTGTACTCAACTAGACAGGAACTATCAACGCTCTGTCCTGTCGAAACAACATAAGAAGTTGTTATGGATTTTATGAATTTTGAATCTGTAAACTCTAAATTTTTGGACCAAGAACCACTAAATAAATTGTTTGTTCCCCCGTGAATCAATGCAGTATTTAGATTATCCCAATATGAATCTGAGTTAGCATCAAAAACTAGCCCTGATGTCTCTTGATTCAAAGTTCTTATAAATCCAGTACTTGCATTGTCATCAACATTGAAAGAAAGAACTTTTGTGCCTGCATTATTCCAAGAATAATTAATTCTTTCAATAAGTTTTGTTTGATTTACAAGTTCATCACTGTCAAAATCACTTACGAGATTAACAATTGGTATGAATGATTTTCCCCATCTTTCCATCATATATTTAGAAACTGTTATGTTAGATGGAATAGATGTATATGTGCCGTCCCAATCTTTTCTTAAATATATTTCAAGTGCATCAGTTGAGACGATTGGAGTGCTAAATGTTATCTGGCCTGTTCCGGGACTTGCTGTATATCCTGAACTTAGTACTGATGAATTTTTTACAATTTCAATATATGGATATTCTGAAATACTCCAAGTAAAGATGTTTGTCCCATCTGATGAAATTGTGATTGTAGTTCCTATACTGCCTGTTGTTGGAGCTAAGGATAACTGTTTACCACTCTCGTTTTTATATCTTGTTTTTAAGTCATCAATTCTTAGCAAGTTGTTGCTATATAGATAATCTCTTACGGAAGTTATTTCTGAAGTACTTGAGATACCAGAAATTGCACTTGATTGCTGTCCAATTAAGGCATATTCCAAAGTATCATAAAGATTACTAGCGTCTCCCTCAAAACTTAGTCCAGCAATAATATTTGTTATTGCAGTTCCTGAGTTTGTAAATCCTGAAGCACTTTTGTGTGTAGTTTCTGTCCCTAAAGTCCAAAGATCTTGATATGTTCTTCCGCCTGTTCTTGACCATAAAGAAGTGATGTAAGTGCTGAACTTGCTCTTAGAATTGTAAGAACGATTGATTGAACTTGAGCAATCAAAAACATTTGATACTAAAAATTTAGAGTCCAAAACCAAATGGCCACTATCATTAGTCAACACTCCTTTGAATGTTCCAGATTCCCAGTTTACATCAGTGTTATTGTAATTGCCTATTGAAACTATTGTGTCTGATGGAGATGAAGAAACATCATAATGAACTTTGAAGAAAAAGTCTTGATTTGATTGCTCATACCAAGTTGAGCCATTTATGCTAGTAAATGCTGCACCTGAAACTGGATTTGATTGTGCAGACTTTCTCCAATAAAACAAAGGGACTGAACTTGATGTTTCTCTTATGACTACAGCCAAAGTTGTTGTTCCAGAACCAGGAATATCTAAATCTGAAGTCAGATCAAACGTAGTGAACCCATCTCTTCTTACATTAGTAGATGTTATTGATGAAGATGCAGCAAGTTGAGTTTGTGGCTTATTGTTAGTATCAACAGAATATACATAAGCAATTAATGAAGAATTGCTTACACTATCATTATAAGATGCGCTGGAAAGATTGTCTTGCTCTCTTATTGTTATATAAGCAGAAACTTTTGAAATAGTATTTGCCGTTGATGCTGTCACAAATGTTTGAGCAAGATAGCCAGTTGAATTAGAATCACTTGATACAAACTTAATTTGGCTGATTGGTTTTGATTGAAATAAAACTGGAGAATATCCCTCAGATGTATTTTCACCAGTTCTATACCAGTTATCTCCGTCATCTAAAGTATACCAAATGCCATTATTAGTTGCGGCCAATAAAACGTTTTGAGTTAAAGAATTAAATGAGGATGAGAATACTTTTAAATCATAAACAGAAGATGGATTTGAACCCATAAATTCTGTTTTATGGAAAGAATTACCCTCGTCTAATGATCTATAAACACCTTTGTTTGTGCCAATAAATATTTTTGATTTGCCAGGAGTAGAACCAGTTGCTGAATCTGTATCTATAGTATATGACAAGCATTCTATGTTTCTTAAAAATCTTTGGTCAACAATATAGTCAGGTGAACTAAGGTTATCAGGATAAGAATATTTCCAGTTATTTACTTTCAACAATCCATCATTTGTCATAATAAATAATGGATTTGCATATATATTGTTTTGCCCAGATGATGGAACGGAATATGCCTGAAATGAATTGTAATATCTTGTTACGCCTTCTGGATTACCTTGAACAAACATCTTTCTAGGATTTATAAACTGACTAAAAGAAGAGTTGTTTGTTTGATATCCTAAAACATAATATCCATCATCCCCTGAAGCGTGTATAGATTCATAAACTTCAGTAGTGCCAGAACCAATCTTGATATACTGTCCTTTGAAGAATCCATTGATATTAGAGGATGTGAGTTTTAAAAAGTCAGATGTAAAGGTTTCATTTTCGTAAACTTTGATAGTAAGTCCGTCATTTTTACCAAAGGCTTCAAATAACAATCCATTCCAAAAACCTTTTAAATAACAATTCTGCTTCTTGTCATCAACTTTAGTCCAAGATGTTGTGTATTTCCACAGACCATTAGATGCACCGACTAATATATCTAGGTCTGGATTTTCAACAATATAAGATGTATCAAATGCATTTTCAAGTAAACTATCTAAAAACCACTTGTTATTAATACATTTCCATACGCCCAGATCTGTAGCTATTTTTGTGTTTTCTCCAGTCTTTTCTGGATTTAACATAGATCTTATTATGATAGGGTCTGATTCTGGATCTGTACTTGAAGGCACAAGTTCAGTTCTCATTTTATATGATGAGTTATCTGGATCAAATGTGCTAGAAGATAAGAAATTATTTACAAGTAAAGTATTTTTTAATCCTCTCGTATCATTTTGAGATACTACAGGGGCAACAAAATTAAATACTGTAGAAATACCAGCTTTCAAACTTCTTGCTAACTCTTGAATATTCTCATTATTAGCAGAATCTAAATAATATTTTTGATTTGATTTAATTTCGTAAATGTCATCTTCTAAACCAGAGACTATATCGTCTGCCACACCATAAACTTCTGTATTGCTTAGGAATGAAATCCCACTTGATAATCTTGCAGAAGTAAGTGTAACTTCTATAGGGAAAACTGTATTGTCAATAGACTTGACTAACACAAGTTCTGAAGTAGTGTCATTCTTTAAGAGTAATAACTCGTATGACGAAATTCTTTGATTGAGCAAAAGAATGGTGTCAGTATTTATATTGTCTTTCCAAAGCTTTGCTATTGGTAAAGTGGTTCTTGATATTGGAACAAATGTTGATGCGTGAGGTTTGTCGCCATCATTAGTTATTGCTGGATTTTCATTTACAACAGATAGTTTGACGCTACCAATGTCATCTTTTGATATTGATTCTAAAAATGTAACTGTTCCATTTGAAGAATTAGTAAAGAATGGAGTTGAACTTGGCTTATCATTTACATAAACCATAGTTCTTGTTTGAGTGTTTGAATGAATGCTCCAAGGTTCAGTTTGGAAAGTAGTAAAACTATTTTCGTAATAAAGTTGTTTTCCTGGAATATAAGATGCACCAGTAGAGACAAGTTGGTAATTGTAAATTAAACTTGCATCATTTATTGTTTGATAATCTGAATTGAATGCAACAAAATTTGGCTCTACTGCTCCAAAAGTATCATTGGATCTTTTCCATTTGTAGCCTGATAAAATAAATGAATAATTGCTTGTATCATCTTCCCAAAGCAAATCAGAGCTTAAGAATATTCCGTTTGTAGTTCCAGCATACAGCCTTCCATTATTAGTGCCATCATCATAGCTATAAAGCGTATTGACACTTCCTTGGAATAACGGCTCCCAATAAAGTTCTGATGCAGTAATAACAGAATTGTCTGCAGAAATGTCTTTTATTCTTGCAACACCATTAGAATGTCCAATAAAATATTCATTGAAAAATCTGTAACTTTTTCTTTCAACAGCACAGTTTATGATTGATCTTGCACTTGCCCCAGAAGGAGTGCCTGTTGAATAAACTTTGAGTTTGTATACGTCCCATTCAATATCAGATGAACCCAAAACAAAAGAATCATATGTTTTCAAGAACCATATACTTTCTCCGTTTACTGTTCCATTTGTAACACTTATTTTTTTGAAGCTAACATATTCTGAAGAAGAATCTAAATCAGTTGCTCTTGTCCAAGATCCTGAAGCAGCAACATAGATTCCATTTGCTGTTTTATCAGTTTGGTTCTTGACCAAAATTCTATCTGATGTAGATAAAGTGTAACCATCGATTGTTTGTAAACCAGATAATGAAACATTTATAGTGGTAGCAACAGCGGCAGAAGTATATGAAGTTGACGAATCATTGAATGGTAAAATCCAGTATTTGCCAGTTGAATCTTCTATATATCTTGCTGCGTGAGTAAGATAAAGATCATAATCATTCCACCAAAGTATATTATTTTTGTAATCATTACTTTTGATTACATATATGCCGTTTACTTTTTCAGAAAAAATTTGAGAAATTTGACTTTGATCACCAACATAAATACCTTTGTCGGTATTGTCATCGTCAGCTACATAAATGAAATGATCATAAGAAACTTCATCAGGTTTATTTTCAACATAAGTAATTCTTTTTGGAGAAATTTCTTTGATATCAGAAATGCCATTCAGAGTCGTTATAGCAGTACCAGAAGAATTGTAATAGTTTGATATTTCAATCCAATCCCAATTTTGAACAGCCTCATTTTCCGGGATTATCGCATAAAATATTTTTTCATCAGTCGTAGCATAGTAATAAGTTTGATTACTTCCATCAACCAATCTATCACTAGAAACAATAAATTTATTAATTGAATAGTTTTGGAAAGAACTATTTTTGGGATACTTTATCTCAGTCCAAATATCTGTTGTGTCTTTATAGAAAACTCTGTTATTAGTTGTCAGTGCATAAAGATTTTTGAAATAATTTTCTTCATTTAAAAGATTATCTTGTAAAGTTGATATTTTCCCATAATCATTTTTCCAAGAAGTAAAGTCTGATGCCAAATTGCTATTTATGTTATATGTAAATAGTCCTCTCGCAGTAGATGTAAATATTTGAAAAACATTGCTGAAAATATTTTGGCTTTCAAGAAAAACTGTCACATCGTCATAATATTGGATTCTTGAATTTGTATTATGCGGGTAAAAATAAGATTTTCCAATACCAGTGACTAAAAATTTATTTGGAGTAAATGTAAGGCTTCTTTTATGTATACTGTTTGAAAAATGTTCAAGTGCAAGATTTCTTACATCTAACTTACCAGATGAAATTGAATTTGCTGATACATTCTTGATTCTATTATTTGAAATATTATTTTTTATTTCTTCTGTATTTTCACTTATTGTTATTGATAAATCTAGAAATGTATAATCATCAAAGTTTGGGAAAGATTTGTTTAAATAAATTGTTCCAGAGGATGGATTGATACTGTAGTGTATGGGGTCAACTGTAAACTCATTTATCTTTAAAACTGGTTCTCTGTAATCAAAATTTGACCAAGAAAACAGTTCATAAATATCAGATATAGAGCCATCATCGTTTGTTTGTTGTGTTATAACTCCATTACTCAACTTTGTGTAAGATTGGAGCACTAATGCTGAACTCAATAGTTGCTGGCTTGTACTGACTGGAAAAAGCCTTATTGATTTTGCAATTGGAAGATAAACTTTTAAAGAAGATGTTGACTTGATTGAATATGATAAAAATAGTTTGTATGACGTTCCTGATTTATAAATATTATAATCATTCGTTGATATTGTAACACCATCAAGCTTGACTAATGGTTCTCCATATCCCGAAATATCATCAGAAAAAACACTTCCGTCAGATTGCTTTAATAAGAAAATACTTGTATTTGCATACACACCTGAAACATCAAAATTTGATGCAGTTAATGTCAGATAATTTCTTAAGTTTATTTTAGAAGGTGAACTTTTGTCACCAAGGTGTTTGTGCTTAAGGTATGAGAGATTTAAGTTTTTCTGAAAATCTCCAAGAGTTTCATTAAATTGTTTTCTTTTATTTGAATATTTAATTTCTGAAACAATATTTATGTCAGAATAAGTAGTATCTGCTTGTGTTATTATTTCAGCAAGATACAAAGCATTAGAGTAAGAATCGTAATTTTTATCTGGGTTGACAGGAGAAACTATTTCGCAAAACTCATCTTGCAAAGTTGAAATTCCAGGTTCAGCCCATACATAAAAAGTGTTGCTAATAGTGTATCTAAAGTAATATGGCTTTTCTGTTTTAGCAGCATATTTGTCAAGTATGCCTCTTCCAGCGCTTACTTAGATACATTGTTTAAATGCATCATTAAAGTAAAGATTTGTTGAAGATAATGTGAAACCAGTTGAAGAAACTGCTCCTATCCAGAGTGTTTGTTCATTAGCATCTCCACTTTCAACATAAACAACAAAATTGTTTGAATAATCTGAAGTTGAATCTAATGAAGAGTGCCTAGACCAAGCACCTGAAGAAGCTACGTAAACTCCATTTTGGGATGCTGTGCTTTGATTTTTGACTAAAACAATATTTCCAGCAACAATAGCTACACCATCTATGGTTTGGGCACCAGTAAGAGTTATATTAGTAGTTGTTGCAGTTTTAGCAGTGACAGAAAATCCTAAATCCAATAAGTCTAATTTATATCCATATTCTGAAGTAGAACTTTCCACATAACCATCAAGTAAAAGAAGTTGATCTGCCCTATTATCAGTGAGTTTTTGCACATCCCAGCCTGATACTATACTAGGGCCAAAATATGAATATGCACCTTGAAATTGTGACTCAACACTAAGCATATTCTCATAGTCATAGCCTGGATACCAAATATCACCAAATTGAGAATATAAAAATTTATAAATAGATGTTCGACTTGACATTTTACCCTATGGAGCAGGATTGAATTTTATAGCAGCATCTCCTATATCGAGTTGTACGGCAAAATCATAGACCATTGCAGGCACAACCCCAGTAGAAGTTAGGAATATTCCAAATCTTATAGTGCTAGAAGCTTCTGATAATTCAAATGTAGTGTTTGGTGTAATAATATTGAAATTTTCAAAATTATATGTTTCGTTTGAATCTTCAGAAGTTGTGTATCCGTAAACGATGCTTCCATTGTTTTTTAATTCATTCGAAGTAAGCAATCCTCTTTTAATTAAAGGTGCATCTGTATCGTAGTCAGTTGTATCAAACATTTTGGTGAAGAAATAGCTTCCGGAAGATGAAGTGTATGTCAATGTTAATGAAAGCAGTTCAGGAGTTATATTAGGGCTTGCTGATACTAACTCAACTTTATATTGGATCCATTTTCCAGAATACGGCGACAAATCAACAGACAAAGATTGAGCATTGGAAACTGATATAGGCTCATTGATTGATGACAATGAAGTAGCTTCACTATATGTTGACGCAAGGCATTCTGCTCTTGTATTTCCTGTTTTAATATAAATATTTACTTCAGTTCCAAAATCTAAACTAGAGTCTGTCGTTGTTGGATATTTATTTAAAACTAGAGCAACTAATTCAGTCCAAGTGATAAGTGTTGGGACATAAATTGGTTGTGGCTCATAGACTCCATATTCTCTAACTTTTCTATCTGGAGCAAATATTGAATACTCTCTTGAGTTTGGAACATAAATGCCTTTTCTTGACAATGAATTGTCTGCATTCTTTTGTATTTGATAAATCACACCAGAGTTGTTAGTTGTAGATAGATTTTGATTGTTTGTATTGTTGACAATAGTGTTTGTTGGAGTTGTGTTTGCATCCGTTTGATTCTGAGTTGGATTGTTCGTTTGGTTATTCTGTGTATTGCCAGTTATAGGATTAATTGTAGTGTTAGAATTACTTACAACAGAAGTGGCTGTGTACTGAATAAAACTACTTGGGTTATTTCCAACATTTGATGTTTGAACCATCTTGTCATTCAGAACACTAAAGCCTGAAGAATTAGAAGGAAGAGATACTCCCTGAATGTTTCCAGCCTCGTCTTTAAGTCTTACATAGATTGTTCTATCATTGTTTTCATATGGTGTTGGAGTAAACTGATATATGCTTCCGTCAACGCTTGCCCCATAAAAAGTGTTTCCTATACTTGTAACAGCTTTAAGTTTTGAAACACCTAAAAATTGCTCGGCAGGAACTATCTGATAGGACTCTTCTACTGACCTTTGCCAAGATAATTTAAGTGTAGTTCCAGTACCAATATTGTTTGTAGTTTGAAGTTTGAACTTTAATATGTCCCCTTCTTCTACAGAGAAAGCATTTGAAGAGTACTTTGTAGTTACAGTTGTTGCTGTGTTGTAATTGCTTATTTGCAATGTATCATTTATAAATAAATTATAACCTATACTTGAGTCTATCTTGAAAGACAAATCACCCGCTTTGCTAGTCAATAATGCGCCTTCAAAAGTGACTGATGGAAAAGTGAAGCCAGAAGGTACTATTATAGTTGTAGCGAAACCACCATTGTAATTTATGCTAGCAGTTTGGTTTTTATAAGCAATGAAATTATTGCTTTCCAAGTCTCCAATGTGAGTCCAAGTTATACCAGCTCCAGTATATGATCTCCAAGTGGTATTTAATTGAGATGTTAAGTAATTGTGAGAGACAATCTTCTTAAATCCATTTACAGATTTAAAATAACCATATATTCCATTATCTGCTGAGACATAAACATAAGAACCATTAGGGTCATCATAAACAAAATGAACGTGGTCAGAGTACGTATCATAAATTTTTGACCAGGTTTTTGCAGTTGAGCCAGTGTACGATAACTCCCAAACTTGACCGCCTCTAAATGTTGCAAGAAGAGAATTTCTAGTTACACTTCTAGTCAAAGTTTCTACACTATCAAAATTCGAAGAAAGTGTTTGTGTCCAAGTTGAGTTGTAATAACTGTATATAGCTGATGATTTACTTGCGTATTCACCGCCCAAACCGGCAAATAGCGTAAATTCTTTAGCAGCTAAAGATGTAACTTTGTCATATGCAGAGAAAGATTTAATTTCAGAAATTTTCTTTCCATCATACTTATAGAT